GTGGCCGCGGCTATCACGAAGGACGACGCGAAGGGGAACGGATCACGTGCAGCGAATGTGGCGGGACGGGGCTCCGACCCGATCCGATGCGCGATCGGATCGTCGACTGACCCCCCGGATCGTTTTGGATTCGCGATCCGATGCCGACACTCCCTACCTGCGCGCGGAATGGTGCCGGGACGGGCTATATCGTGCCGCGATATAGTCCGATGGTGACGGGGTGAGGCGGGATCACCCGCCACCGCCGCTGCCTGCGCACCTGGGTCAATCGATGGTGCCCGAGCGTGGCGGGGTGCTGTCCTGGTGCCGCTAGACGGGGGCGATCCCGCGCGGCGCCACGCGCGCAAGGGCTCCCCCTCGCCCGAGACTCGGACGCGCCTGGACCGATGGCACGCGGTCCTGATCGCGGAACTGGACGACGTGATGGCGGAACTCCGCCCGCCCGTGCCCGTGGACGGGATGCCCTGGGCGGAGGGCGACCGTCCGGGGCTCGCGACGCGGGCGCGCCTGATCGACCTCGGGGTACGCATCGCGCACGAACTCGGAGCGGAGATTGACGACACCACGACGCGGGGAGCGTTCATCCCCGACGCTCCCGCCCGCCCCCGCCCGCGCTCCCGGGTTGACTTCGGCGGCACGTAACTACCCGAGGCCGCGCTGGCAAACCCCGCTCCCCCGGAACGTCGCGGGGTCCTACGGTCCCGAGGTAGCCGCGTTCGCAGCAGATGAACTCGGGATCACGCTGGATCGCTGGCAGCGCCGGGCAATCAATCGAGCCCTGGCGGTCGATGCGGACGGCCGCACCGTTCACAATCTGTATCTGATATCGACGGCCCGGCAACAGGGCAAGACGGCCCTGGTCCGCGCGCTGATCGGCTACGCGCTCACGGGCAAGGGGACGCCACCGTGGCGGTTCATCCTCGGCCTTGCGCACGATCGGACCCAGGCGCGTATCCCGTACGAGGCGGTGATGGCGGACCTCGCGCCGATCGCCTCGCGCGTCGGACCCTACCCCCGGGGCGGCCTGGCGATCACGCGCTACCTGGGCATCCGCTCCGCGATGCACGGCCGCCACCGCGAGTATCACGTCGGCTCCCGCGAGGCCGCGAACGCCATTCGCGGCTACACCACCGACCTGGACGTATTCGATGAAGTGCGGACGCAACGCGACTTCACCGTATGGGCGGCGCTGGAACCCACGCTTACGCAGGCGGCCGTCAAGGGCCACGGGTTGATTGTGGCCATATCAACTGCGGGCGACGATCGGTCGGTGGTGCTCCGCTCGTGGTGGGAGCGCGGGCTGCGGATCGTGGATGGGGGGGACGCGCCGGGCGGGTTCGGCATGACCTGGTACGCGCCCCCCGACGATGCGCCCCCCGACGACCCCCGGACGTGGCGCCTGGCATCGCCCGCGATCGCGGACGGGCGGATCACAGTCGCCACCGTGGCCGAGTCCTTCCGGCAGTTGCCGCCCGAAATGTTCCGCTCCGAACGGCTGAACCTGTGGAGCACGGGGGGCGATGAATGGCTGCCCGCGGGCGCGTGGGCGGCGGGCGACACCACGGATCCCGACGTTGAGGGGCAGCGGGTGGTGCTCGCGGTGGAGGCCTCGCGCACGTGGGGCCATGCGTCGATCGTGGCCGCGGTCGAACTGGACGGGCGCGCCTGGGTGATGGTGACGCGCGAACTCCGCGCGGCGGTGGACGTGGAGGCCCCGACGCTCCCGCCCGAACTCGTGATCCGGGCGCTAGAGGATGCCGTGGCGGAATGGCGGCCCGAGGCGATCGCCTATTCGAACGCGCACGCGATCGCGCCCGCGCTGGAAGCGTGGGCGGCCGGGCGTGACGTGAACCTGTACGCGCTCACCCCCGCCCGGCTGCGGATGGGCTCGGAACTGTTCCGCTCCGAAATCATGGGCGGGCGCCTGCTCCACCGGCCCGACCCCCTGCTCGCGGACCAGGTGCGCCGGGTGCGCCCGTCTGCGCCGCTGGAATCCGGGCGCTGGTACCTGTCGGTGGCCGACTCGCCTGGCGACGTGGACGCGGTGCGCGCGGCCGCGTGGGCGGTCCTGGGGGTGCTCCGCCCCGCGGAGTTCGATCCCGGCCCGGCCGTGTTCTAGGGCGCGAACTCCGAGCCTTCGATGGGGAGCACGCTCCCGCCATCCTCGGCGTCGTCAACGATGACGCGTTGCGCCCGGCACATTTCCTCGAACTCCGCGCGCATCGACTGGATCCACGCGTCACGTTCGGCGGGCGTCCACCCTTGCCACGTCTCATCCGACACGTGCCACGTGTTCCGCAGAACCCACGCCGGATCGGGTGTCCCATCTTCGAGCACGCGCGAGTTATTGAGGTGTGCCACGGCCTCGATCTCGCCCGTGACGTAGCGGCGGGCCCGGAGGATTTCGATCATGCGAGCCCCCATTTCCGGGTGAGATAGCCTTCGACGCGCCCGACTTCGGACGCGGTGAGCCGGCGCGGATAGATCAGCAATTCACCGATCCAGCCTTCCCAGTGCTCACTATTGACGAACCCGAACGTCGAGAACCCACTCGATGAACCCCCCACGGCGACCGCGCCCGTGGCGCGCGTGCGCCCGTCCACGGCGAGCGCGGAGGACGCCCCGTCGAAGATCGTAGACACGACGCGCGTGCGCCCGGTCTCCCACGGGATCGTGGAGAACCCGCCGTTGGCATAGACCGCGATGGCGCCGCCGCTCGTCCGGTATACGCGTCCCCATTCGGCGCCGAACCCGTCGTAGCCCGTCCACGTCGTTTGTTGGTTCGTGTTGCGGTAGTGGCCCGCGGCCACGAACGCGGTCCAGGGCTGGGCCGTCAGCGCGCCCGCGAGCGGCGCCCCCATGTACGCGGCGCCCGAATGGGACCAGAGCACGTTACGGCCGTTGCGGGTCCACGATCCCGAGTTGACGCGCAGCGCGGGCGTCAGCTGCGTCATGTGGCGGGCCCCGCCCGATTTGTCTCGCCACGCTGCGACCTTCCCACCGCTCGCCGTCTCCACGCTCCCGGCGTCGGACGCATCCCACCAGCCCGAGAACCCTTCCACGGGCGGCCGGGGCTCGGCCTGGGGCTGCGCGGCGGCCATCGTCGCGACGTTCATCAGTCGCGCGTGACCTGGGCGACGATCACAATGTCCGTCGTGGAGCCCAGCGTGACGGCCGTCCGCGTCACCAGTTGGCCGAACAGGCTCGTACCGGTGAGCACGTAGGGCTGGACCCCGCGCCACGTGGCCAGGCTGTTGGCCGTGTCGTCATACCAGGCGGCGATCGGGACCACCCCGAGACACTTCGCCATATCGGCATCCGATGGCGCGAACGGGCTGTTATCAGCGGTGGGAGTGAACGCGGAATCGAACAACCACAGTTCGAGGATCGGTAACAGGCTCGGTGTCTTGCACAGCGCGGTTGCGGCCAGCAGGAGCCCGCTGCCACCCGCCACCGCGGCGGCGTTCGCGAACGTGAGCAGCCCGCCCATCGCATCGCCCGACGTGTACGCGGGGCTCGTGGACACGGTCAGCGTGGCCGGAAGATTCATACGCGATACCGCCCCTCCACCGGCGCCCGGCGTGTAGCCCGACACCACCACCGCCCCGCTCGACTTCCACCACGCGTCCGCAACGCCGGGGTCGGTGGTGGGAAGGGACGACGGACCCGTCATGATGAGTCCGCGGCGCCCACTGCCGTTTCCCGTGCCCGGCTGCAGGAGCAGATCGCCGCCCGGCTGATTCGCGCCCGACTTGGCGCCGAGCGCCTGGATGGAGCCGCTTGACGAAAGGTCGCCATCCCCGCCGACTAGAAACGCGGAGCCGCCCGACACCGCGTCCGCGGCGCCTGCCGTGAACGATCCGCCCCGGCGGACGCCGTTCGCGGCGGCCTTCGCCTCGATCGCGCCCGTGGCCGTGCGCCCGTCGAGCGTGCCCGAGGGCATGACGATCGAGCGCTCGCCGGTCGTGTTGCCCGCGGTGAGCACGGCCGAGAGCGTGTCGACGGCGCCGCCCGTGCCCGGGATGCCCTGCGGCCCCTGCGGCCCCTGCGGCCCCTGCGGCCCCTGGGCGCCCGCTGCCCCATCGCTCCCGGCCGGACCCTGCGCACCCGGGGCGCCCGGGGGGCCGGGCGGACCGGGCACGGTGGAGTCCGCTCCTGGCGGTCCTACGGGGCCCGGCGGACCCCCGAGCACTTCCACGTCCACCTGGACGTCGCCCGCGAGCACGACGTCGACGCTCACGGGCGCATCGGCCACGGTGTCAATCACGCGGTCACGTCACCCACGACTGTGACCGCGCCCGCGAGCACGGTATAGACGCGGCCATCGGGCCACGTGAGTTGCAGGTCCCAGCGCCCCACCCCCGGACCCATCGCGCCCCACCCGTCCGAGGGGAGCAGGATGTCAATCACGTTCGGCTCCGTGACGGTGCAAGCGAGAGTCACGACGTCGGCACCCTTGCGGACCTCGGCCGCGGCGGCCGCGCCCGCCAGGTCGCCCGGGACCGTGTGGGCATCGTCGCCCCATACCCGGACCGTCCACGCATACGAGTCCCCCCGATAGAGGGACAGCGGGAGATCGCCGGGATGCCCTGCCACGGGGCGGAGTCTACTCGCGGCGGGTGCATAGTCTCGAGGGTATGCACCGTTCTATGCGGCCGGCGCCCGGATGGAGTGCATAATCTCCGCGGTGGCAAAGCGCGATCGGGAGCACGCAAAGCGCGCGCGCGGGCGGGTGGGCTCGCCCGCGCGCTTGACGAACCTCCCGAACCCGGCTCCGACCACGACGGGCACGGCCCCGCCCCTCATCATCGGTCCCGCGGCGCTCCCGACCTCCGAGCGATACGTCCTGGGCGAGTCCGTGACCCATCGCTGCGTCGAACTGATCGCGGACGCCATCGCATCCTCCCGATGGGGTGAATGGCGGGGTGACGAACCGCTGCCCGAGTCCCGCCTGGTCCGGCGCCCGATGGAGCGCGCCACCCGCCGCAACTGGTCCTGGAAGGTGGCGGCCACGATGGCCCTGTACTCGTGGTGCCCGCTCCTGCGCCGGGGTGACTATGACTCCGAGGGGGTGATCGGTTCGCTAGTGCCCGTGATGCCCGAGGACGTCGGGCGCGATCCCTCGGGCGACTGGACGTATCGCGGTGAGAACGTCGGGCCGCACGGGGTCCGGGTAGTGTTCCGAACCGTGTGGCCCGGGGTGGGCGCGGACGTGGCGTCGGTGCTCACGCTCGCCCGCTCCACGTTCGCGGCTGCGATGGCGGCCACCGCGGCGGAGGCCGCGTTCTGGGAGGCGGGCGGTTCGCCCCGGACCGTGCTCACGTCCGAGAAAGGACTCGGCCAGGACCAGGCGAACGAACTCCGCAACGCCTACGTCCGCCAGCGCCAGGAGAACCCCGGCCAGCCCGCGGTCCTGTCGGGCGGCCTGAAACTGGAATCGTTCGGCTCGGACCTGGCCTCCACCGGGGCGGGGGACGCGGCCGCGCGGGTGGGCGCGGCGGTGGCGCGGTACTTCGGGGTGCCACCCCACTACGCGAATGTCCCGAACTATTCCAGTTCGCTCACCTACCAGAACACGGAAACCGCGGGCATCGACTTCGTGCGCTACACGCTGTCCGCCTACGCGGGCGCGATCGGGGATGCGCTCTCCGAGGAACTGCCCGGCGACTACCTGGCGGGGCGCGTGGTCCGCCTGGACCTCGGGCACCTGTACCGCGCTGAATCCGAGTCCCAGGCGCGGACCTACCAGATGGCGCTCGGGAAATGGATGACGCGCGAGGAAATCCGCAAGGACCAGGGACTCCCCGCGGCGCCCCTCGTGGGTTCGTTTGACGTGGCGGAGCCGACCGGGGGTGAGGCGACAAACCCCGGCCCGCTCCGCGTGGTGGAGGGTGCGGCATGATCCGAGGCCAGGGAACGATCGCGGTGCGCGAGGCCGAGGCGGGCGACGGCCGCACGGCGGAGGGGGTCGCGGTCCCCTACGGGGTGCCCGTGAGCGGACCGACCCGCGAATACGGCTCTGCGGCGGAAGTGTTCGAGCGTGGCGCGTTCGCGGACTACGTGGCGCAGGGCGGCCAGATCGCGCTCCTGGACACCCATGAAGGGGTGGTCATCGGGATGACCGATCACCTCGAAGAAACCGATGCGGGGCTCGCCTACCGCGGGCGCCTGTTCACGTCCCAGGCGGCCCGCGACTACGCGGAGCGGGTGGCGGGCGGGATGCGTTCGGTGAGCATCGAGTTCACCCCCGGCCGGGTTCGCAAGGGCTCGGGGCGGGTGGCACATATCGGGGGCGCGATTGCCCACGGCATCGCGGGGACGTACCGCCCCGCGTATCAAGGCGCGACAGTGGCCATTCGGGAGGATTCAGGCATGGACACCACAACCGCGGAGAACGCGGCGCAAGGGCCATCAGGGGCGCCCGTGATCGAGTTTGACACGGCCCGCGTGGAGGCGATCGCGCGCGGCATCGCGCGGACCGAACTGGAACGCGCCGAGCGTGCCCTGGCGGAGGCGTCGGCGCTCGGGCGGACGGTGGGCGTGTCGCCCTGGGCGGGCGTGCGGACCCTCGGGGAACTGCTCGCGGGCGGGTTCACGCGGGCGAAGGGTGATCCGTACCTGAACTGGCGGGACCTCGTGGCCACCCGCGCGATCGCCAACCAGGTGATCGCGGATTCCCCGGGCGTGCATACCCCGGGCGTGCAGGGCGAAGTGCGCGGGATCGTGGGCGCGTCACGGCCCGCGGTGACCGCGTGGGGCACCTCGGACCCGGGCGGTTCGGGGCTCACGGTGTCATGGCCGTATACGACGGTCGACATCAAGACGCTAGTGGGAGCCCAGGCGTCGGAAAAGACGGAAATCACGTCGGTCAAGGTGCCCATCCTGCGCGGAACCGCGAGCCTGGGTACCTATGCCGGCGGGTCCGATCTTTCCTACCAGGCAATCCGCCGGTCGGACCCCCCGTACGTGGAGGCGTACACCCGGATCATGCTCGCGGCCTGGGCGTACACCACCGATAACGCATTCGTGGACGCGGTGGCGACGGCGGCCACGGGCACGGGATCGCTCGCACTGGCGGCCACGATCGACGAAATCCGGGCGGCCATCTTCCAGGCATCGGTGAACGTGGAGGCGGTGACGGGCGCGCCCGCGACGTTCGCGCTCGCGGCCTCGGACGTGTTCGTGTACATCGGGGCGCGCCTGTATTCCGGTCCCGTGTTCAACCAGTCGGGCACGGCCTCGGCCGCGTCCCTGGACGTGGCGGTGTCGGGCATCCAGATCATCCATGAACCGAACCTGGCGGCCGGGCTCGTGCTCGTGTCGAACCGCCAGACGGCCACCTGGTATGAGGAAGGGCCGTTCCAGGCGGTCGCCGAGGACGTCACGCACCTCGGCCAGGATCGGGCCATCTGGTCGATGGGCGCGGCGGGCGTGTTCCTTCCCGCGGGCATCGTCAAGATCACGAAGTCCCCGACCGTGCTCCTGGCGGATGAGGAAACCGCGCGGAGCCGGAAGTAACCCGTGGAATGGGTGAAGGCGGATCAGGTACTCGGCGCGGTCGGGATCGCCCCACCGGGTACCCCCGCCCAGGCACAGCGGGCGGCGCTCGTGAGCGCGGCCATCAATACGGGTATGGCGCGGTTCCTGGACCGCCCGAACCCCGACAGTGATCCGACCCTGCTCGCGGGGTTGCCCGAACTGGAGGCAGCGGCGCTCACCGCGGCCATCACCGCGTATCGCCGGTTCGATACCGCGTTCGACTCCGTGAACTATGGCGATATGAACCAGGCATCCCTCGCCCCGAAGGTGGCGCGCGATGCGCTCTCGGCCGTGCTCCCGCAACTGGAACGCTGGCGCTGGGTGGCGATCGGGTGAACGCGGCGGACACCGCGGACGCCATCGCGGACAGTCGATCAGCCCTGGCCGCGGCGCTGGACGCGATGCCACCCCCGGGCGGCTGGATCGTGCGCGAGTACGCGGGCGCGGGCCCGTGGTCGGGGCAAGCGGCCCTGATCGGCCACGGGACCCCGTTCCTCGAACCCGCCCGCGACGTGCGCGCGCCCGAGGCGTGGCGGGTGCGGTGGGGTGTCCTGCTCGTGGCCGGGCGCTTTGACGTGGAGGCCTCGGCGGGCGGCCTGGACCTGATGGTGGCCTACGCGCTCGCGGCCACGTACGGGATGATGACCTGGGAACAGCCGAGCGTGGGCGGGGCGCGGATGCTGGAAGTCTCGGGCGGGCGCTACCTGACGGCCACCCTCACCGCGTCGTGCGTCCTGTTCCTGTGCTAGCCGAGGGAGGGTGAAATGGCGTTCACGAAACCCGTGTATCTCCGCGATGCGTGGGTGAAGTTCAAGAAAACTACGGCCGGGACCCTGGTGCAGTACTCGTGCCAGGTGAAGCGATTCGCGCTCGTGCCCGAGCCGGGCGAGGAAGTCACGTACGCAACCCTCGGCACGAACTGCTCGTGGACCGAAATCGGTACGTCTACCTGGTCACTCGAAATCGACGGGGTGCAGGGGTGGGGCGCGGCCGATGGGCTCGCGCGGTTCCTGTTCGACAACGAAGGGGCGGACCTCACGTTTCAGGTGGACCAGTACGGGATCGCGCACACCCCCACCGCGGAGGAGCCGGGGTTCACGGGCTCCTGTCGCGCGGTGCCCACCGTGTACGGCGGGGAGAAAGACACGTACTCCGAGTTCGAGGTAGTGCTGCCCGTGTCGGGCAAACCGACCCTCGTGGTGGCCTCGTTCTCCCCGACCGGGCTGATGGCGGACGAGGAGGCGGCCACGGCGGACGAGGCGGCCGCGTAGGTGTACCGCGCGGCGCCCGTGACGCAACGTGACGGCTCCGCACTGGCGAATTCGAACTGTCGGCTTGCGGCCGTGAGCACGGGCCTTGATTACGGGAGCCGGGGCGGGCAGACCTCCACCGGGGCCGAAATGCGCGCCCGCCAGTCGGACCAGTCGGGCGGTACGGATTCGGGGGACGCGGCCGAGGCCTGGGCGTCCTACGGGCGCACGCTCCGCATCCGTGACGGGGCGACGTTCTCCGATGCCCTGGCCGACCTCCGGGCAGGGCGCCTGGTGCACCTGGACGTGTTCGCGGCCGCGTGCGCCGGGCCGTGTCTGTCGGGGACCGGAAACTACGGGCACACAATAGCGGTGGCGCCGGAGGCCTCGGGCACGCGATGGTTGACGGCCGATCCGTGGTGCTCGCCGGCCCGATGGGAATGGTGGGATGAAGCGCTCCTCCGCTCGGGCGCCGAAACGTGGGGCGGCCAGGTGTACACCGCGGCCACGGCCGGGCGCCCGGGGGCGGCGGGCGCGTTGCGGGACGGTTCGCTGCCCGAACCGGTCCTGGTCGCACTCATGCGCCTGGCCGCGCGGCGCCTGATGAGCACGTACCGCCCCGACGCGCCCGCCCCGACGTGGCCGCTCGATACGGGCGGTTCGGGCGGGCGCATCCTGTACACCACCACGGAGGCGCCACCGCCCGAGGCGGGCGCGGTAGCGGAGGACGTGATGTACAACGTGGCGCCGATCACCACCCATCGCAGCGTGATCCCGCGCAACTGCGCGGACCTGTTCTCCGATTCGTCCCTGACGGTGGCGGTCGACGTCGGCTCCGAGGCGCAACCCCTCGGGTTCGCAGGCTCCACCGCCACCGCCCACCTGGTCATCAAGGGCGACACGGTCCTGTACGTGGCCCGTGATGATGTGCTCGAAATCATCACCGCGGACACGGAGCACGAATGACCGCATCGGGCCGTGTGGACGGCATCCCCGAGAACCAGGCGCGATTCGCGGCCGTGGCCGAGGGGGTGCACCACATGGAGGAAACCCACCGCGCGATCGCGGACCTGGTGCGTGCCCAGGCGGCCGCGAACGTGCCGAACACGACGGGGCGCGGCACGGGCAACCTCGCGGGTTCCCTGACCGCGGAGGCGGACGCACAGCGGGGCTGGATCGAACACAACACGGAATACGGAACCCTGATCGAGAACCGCTACCAGTACGTCGGCTCGGCCACCGTGTCACTCGCGGACACGCTCGCGGCACGGTATGAACAGGGGCTCTCGGAAATCGTGGAGCGGAACGGGTGACGCGCGACGTCCTGGACGCGCTCCGGGCGCTGGAAATCCCGGACCCCGTGGCCATCGCGGAAGGTGACTTGGGGCGCGGCCTCGGCCTGGGCGAACTTGCCCTGGTGGCGGAACTCGTGGGTTTGGAGTCCCTGGACGACGTGACCGCGCCCGGGCGGCTTCCGATCGCAAAACAGTTGCGGCTCCGCCAGGCGCTTATGTGGGTTCGCGTGCGCCGCCTGCGGAACGATCCCGACCCCGAGGTGCGCGCGCTCGCGGCTACCCCGTTCGCGGACACCGACGCCTGGCTGCCCGTGCTCGGGGTGGTGCCCGAAGGCACCACGAACGGGCACGGACCCCCGAACCCTTCGACCCCCGCGGCAGTGAGGCCGCGCGCGCGATCGCGGGGGAAATCGTGACGATCGCGGTAGCGCTCGGGATCACACCCGCCCAGGTGCGAGAACTCTCGTTCGATGAACTGGAGGCCTGGGTGCACGTCCTGAATAAGCGGGAGCGGAGGCGGGCGGCGGCCGCGCGGAGGCGCCGAGGATGACGACCCCGCTCACGGTCGTGGTGCAGGCGGACACAAAGGACTTCGACTCCGCGATGGAGAAATCCGGCGGGGGCATGGACCTGTTCGGGCAGAAAGTGTCGGGCGGCATGCTCCTGGCGGGTGGCGCGGTGGTGGCCGCGGCGGGGATCGCGGTATCCGCGATCGCGGGCTGGACCCAGGCGGCGATGGATGACGCGGCCGAACAGGACGCGCTCGCGCTCGCCATCCAGAACGCGGGCGCGGCCACCGAAACCTCCACCGCCCAGGTAGAGGCCGCGATCGCGGCGGGCCAGGAGCGCGCGTTCACGGACTCGCAGACACGCGAGGCGCTGACGGGCCTGATCGGCGCCACGGGCGACGTCGCGACCGCGACCGAACTGCTCTCCACCGCCCAGGACGTCGCGCGACTATCGGGGGTGGACCTGCAGACGGCCACGGACGCGGTGCGCAAGGCATATGACGGGAATGGGGCATCCCTCGCGAAACTGACCGACCAGAACGCGAAGGGCGTGTCCGCCACGGACATTCTCACGAACGCGCAGAAACTCGCGGCCGGGCAAGCGGACCTGTACGGCGAGTCGATGGCCGGATCGATGGAGACGTCGCAGATCGCGATGGATGAAGCCACGGAGTCCATCGGCGCGGCGTTCATCCCGATTGTGGAGGCGATCATTCCCGCGCTCGTGCCCGTGCTGGAAGCGATCGCGATGCTCGTGAACGAACTGCTCCCGCTCCTGCGCCCCGTCATTGACGTTGCGGTCGGCGGAATCAAGATCATGGTGGGCATCCTGAAGACCCTGATCGGGTTCTTGCATGACGTGATCGAGGCCGTCAAGGGCGTCATCAACTGGATTGGCCAGATGGTGGACATCGCCCGAAACGCGGTGGCCACGGTTCAGAATGCGATTGACGCGGTGAACCCGTTCGCGGTGACGGGCGGGGGGGGTGTCCCGCTGCCCGTGGCAGGCATCAGCGGCCTGACCTCGCGTGCGATGGGTGACGTCGGGGTGGGCGGCGGTGGCGGCCGCGGCAATATCACGGTCAACATCCACGGGGGCGATCCCTGGCGGATCGAGCGCGCGGTGCAGAACGGGTTCCGCAACTGGACCGGGAAGGGCGGCCGGAACGCACCCACGCGGGAATGGTGATGCCCGCGCTCCTGGTGGACTTCCGCTCCCGGGGGTGGAGCGGGAGCGCTGAAACCGTGGGTCCCTGGCGCGCGATTGAGTGCTACGTATTCGGGGCGGGCTGGACGCGCGGGACCTCGCAGTACCGCGGCCTGTTGACGGTGCCCGAGCCCACCCAGGCGAACGTGCAGGTATATGACCCCGGGCGCGACCTGGACCCGAAGAACACGTCGGGCGTGTACTACGGGCAGATTGACGTGGGCGCGGACTTCCGGATGCGGTTCGCGGGGCGGACCGTGTTCGTCGGGCGGATCACCACCCTGGAACACAAACTGGAACCGCCACCCGGGCACGGCCTGGAACCCGTGGCCATCGCGAGCGTGCAGGCGCTCGAACACATGGCGCTCCTCTCATCCGTGATGCTCCCGGGCGTGCCTTACCCCTCGGGAGCGGACGAACCCACGGGCACACGGATCGCGCGCATCCTGGACCTGGCGGGCGCGGCCCTTGACGCGGGGCTCTACCGCGACATTGAGGCGGGCGGCCAGTTGATGTGGGACGAGGAACCCATCAACGCTGGGAATGCCCCGATCCTGTCGTGGGACGAACTGGTGCGGACGATGCAATCGGAACTCGGGGTGGT